GAACTACTTTGTCAGTAGAGTTGAACCATACGCGACCGGCAGCAACGGGGCTGGGGTCAGCAGATAAGATTTCGAGGTTGAGGTTCTCTACATAAGCATTAGCCGCAAGGGTAATGCCGTGAAATATTGGAAAATTGGCCATGTGTCACTCCATAAAAATGAATAAGTTTTAAGTCTCGACACATCCGGTTGTGGGGCACTATACCACCACGAATCGCCTAAGTGTAAGCAATTCTTGATCAACTTTCAAGGCATCGCTTGCTGCGTGTTGTACACGCCACTCCATCTCAGGGGTGTCGCTCTCCAAAAAAAATTTATTGTCTTTAAAAGCCAACAGTGTTGCACCGTGCGCCTTCATAAAAGCGGCTAGGTGGATGTCTCTTTTGGGAACCGCGATCTTGTGAGTCATGTGCGTACTTTATAGGATAAATGTGACAATTGCTGTGCCCGCGACGGGGGCTGTAAAATAAATTTTTATTTCACTATCTGTTGTAGCTTCGACACCCGCATAGATTGCGCGTCCGTTGCTGTCTAACAAGGCGACACTCACCTTGTTCGTTTTGTATTCGTGTGGCAGTACCCAAGAAAGTTGAGCCGTCACAAACGTGAAAACTTTCGTTCTCGTTGTTGCTGCGCCTGTTGCCGCAGAACCGTTTGTCGTCCCGTAAACTTGCCCGTACACACCACCTGCTGACATGCGGGTGTATGAGATCATGTCAGTTTACACCTGCTTGTATTACTTGTAGCGTCGCACTCCCGGAGGTGTACGACGTCAGGGTCAATCGGACTGCGGTGATGGGATAGCCGTAGTAACCGTCTTGCGTAGTGGTTTCTCCTGTTAGAAACTGAAACCAGAACTCTTCGTCCGGCACGCGCGTCAAGATGTCTTGATACATGTGCTCTACGTTATACGTTAATACAGACCCAGCCGACACTAAAACCGCTACACCTACGTTAATCGGGATTACATTAAGATTAATCGTAAGCGGCTTACTACTCCCCACCGACGCTAAGGTGGTTGACATAATACGCGCCATCTCTACTCCTTCTAAAAAGTACCGCCACTCACTCCCGGCCCTTGTGCAATAGACACAAAATCAGACCCATTCCAAACCACAATTACAGTTCGACCGGCGGGGATTGTAACCCCTGTTGTCGGCCCTACGCCTCGTATCACAATGTCTTGTATGCCAACAGTTGCATTACAAACTACATAAATCTTTGACTGCGCCGGGGCAGTTATGCTCCGTGTCGTGGAGCCATTTGCCGTCCACAAAATAACCGCTTGTCGGGCTTGATTGGCCGCACCTGTTGTGGTGCTCAGTGTCACATCTGCGTCCGTACTGATGGTTGTTGTACCCGCCACGGCGGTATCAAGAAGAGATGTGATGGCGTTATTAACCGTGTCGCCCCAAGTCCCTTGGAGTTCACCCTGAACGGGCAGTGCTAAGCCCAATAACGATGTGTATGCTGTAGTCATGTGTTATCCTTACTGGGAAATCAAATTCCAAGTGGTTGAGGCTCCGTCGTTAATAGTAGTCCAATTAGGGGTTTGCCCGTCGTTGATATTTTGCCAGTTTGCATTCTGGCTGTCATCAATAGTTTCCCAAAAAAGACGTGCAATAAATTGATCCGCCGCTGTTGAGTTTTCAAGTATTGTGCTGTAAAAATTAGCCAACGCTGTAGCGGCATCCAAAGCCGACGCCGCTTCCGAAACAAAAACCCCAAAATTCTGCTTACAAACAACAGCATCCACCCCAGATGCCGATTCTGACACATTTAGGTTAAAGACGCCGGAAGCGTTTGGATCATCTAATCCTGAGGCGTTCTCACTGACGGCCCCAAAGAACACAAAACTAGAACTTACAGAGTCTAAGCCCGAAGCGTTCTCAGTTATTGCAGATTCAATAGTTTGAGCTACAACGGTGGTGTCTATGCCACTCGCGGCTTCATCTGTGTTGCAAGCGAAGTTCTGCTGGGCAGATGTACCGTCAATTCCAGATGCGCCATCTGAAAAATTGAGCCTGTAGACCGCAGACGCACTTGTGTCGTCAATCCCCAAGGCTGTCTCGGTGATGTAGTTATTGAATATGATAATGGCGTCGGCGGCATCCAGCCCGCTGGCAGCTTCTGAAACTGCGGCGGCAAGTGTGTTTAGGGCGGAGACATCCTCGATACAAGATGCGGCGTCAGAAACGCCTCTGTAAAATACAGAACCGCCCCAAGCAGCTTCACCCCATGTGCCGGAACCCCAGCCGCCCTCGGCCATATCACGCCTCGTCTAATTCATCTTCGGTGAACCAACGCTCTTGTTCAACGCCGTCTATGTCTGCCCATTTAACCAAGTAGGTTATTTCTCCCTCTTCACTCATGTTCAATTTAGTGATAGGGCCCTCTGGAATGACGGCTTTCAGTTTTACAAGATCGCCACGTACAAATTTTGTTGGCATGTTAACTCCTTAAGTCGCAGTCAAGCTGAATGTGTAGGTCACGTTCAATGTGTCGCCAGAGGCCACAACACGGTCACCGGGGGCTGCAAAATCAGAGGCAGAGAACAACACGCCGGTAGTTCCGTTCTTGGTGTTGTTGCTGATCAGGAAAGCCCCGCCCACTGTAGCTGTTGCATTAATGGTGTATGAAGCGGGTGAAGCAGAGTTAGAAGCCACTGAAGGATTCGCTGTAGTGGGTGTCCCAAAAGTACAAACAGGTCGAGTGGCATTGCTATAGGGTACGATTTCTGTAAATCCGGGATGGGATGCTGCGGTGTCGTTGGCGGTTGGGTTGTTGCTGGCCGCTGCGCCGTACAGACCAATATACCATGCGGCGGTGTAAGAGCTGCCGGTAAAGTACTTGGCGTTCATGTCTTGCAGACCTTGATTCACCACGAGGTTGTGAAGTTCTTGAGACCATTTGACTTGACCGTCTGCGCCCACACACTCAAGCGTGTAAACGCCACAAGCAGAAGCTTTGTCTGCATTGCCAGCCGCGCGGGTCAGAGATGCTGCTACAACATCAACTCCAGAAGATTTATCTAACATCATGTTTCGCTCCTTATGCGATACGTATAATTGCCGAAGTATTGGTAACAGCGGGAAACTGCACCGTGAAAGTGGTGGTAGAGGTTTTGTCGTTACCAAAATCTAAAACACAAACCGTTGGGTTGCCGCCGCCGCTCTTATAAATCAAAGCCCCACGAGCGGTTAAAGCAGCCGTCCAGACTGCGTTAGCAAAAGACAAATAAGCAACGTCTCCGGAATTCCCTATTGTAGGCGTTTGAGCTACCGTGAGAGTGTAACCTCCGGCGGTGTATCCACTAGCCACAACTTCCCCGATAGGCGTGTAAACGCTTGTTGTCTGATCTAATGTGGCTTGGTTTGTGTACAAAGCAATCTTGAATGTGTTGGTCGTAAAGTTGTATTGACCATTCGCAAGGCCAGTCTTAAACACATTGCAGGAAAAATTTCCAGTAAACGCCATTACGTCACCGCCTGTCTAAACTGACCAGAACGATAAGCATCTTGACGCTCCATGCCGTCGCCAAGGCGTTTCGCAAGAGCGAGTGCTTCGGTGTACTTGCCGTTGTACAAGGTGACCATATCGGCCTCACCCTTCATATAGGTGATAGCCTCCACCAGAGTTCCGTACAACAAAACGCTGTCAAAATTGTCGCCCAGCCATGTAGTGGAGGCTGTCACAATTGATTGTGGATAGTAATAATAGTGTAACTCTACGTTGTAGACCGCATCTGGGGTGGGGCCTAGAATAAAAGAGAGTTCGGTTGTAATCACATTAGATACAACTGTCGGGCCAAACAAGGCATAGTATTTTGGTGTCGCGGTATCGGTCGCTTTTGGATATGCCTGACGAATAAAGTTTACATCTTTGTTTAAAAGAAACTCTTGCCCGTCGGCTGTCTCGACAGCCATAGAGTACGCCGCCAAAAAATCGCTTGGACAGGACAAGTACTTATTGTTGGTTGATGTGGCACCTGTTACGTTTTTACGTATAGAAGGAAACTGGACGGAGTTGTAGATGCGCTGCTCCGCCTGCTTAATGAACGTATTCATGTCAGCAGTGGGGAACGTGTTCTCTGTGTAATCAGAGACGGCAGTTACAAGCTCCGTGTAGTTCACGCCATTGGCCCCCGAGCCATCAGGCCTTTAGTGGCTGCGCCTGTTCCGCGAATCTTAATTCCATCCGTCTTTACAGGACGGTCAGATTCCTTTTTCATTGCTGCAATACTTGGATTGAGCGTATTGAGGTTGCTCTTGTCCACGCGAGTGTCTTTAACTTCCCCGCCGGTCATAGTATGTGGTTGGGCATAGACGCTGGCTTGGCCAACTTCTTTACCCATAAGTTTTTTGCTGAATGTAGCCATCTTAGCCACCTCTGCCTGAACCGCGCTGATTCATCACGCGAGCCATATTACGACCATGCTTCATCAGCATTTCGTTGGTCACACCGCCTTTAGCCATTTTCTTGGCTCCGGGGTGCATACGTGATTCGTGACCCTTAACCATTTTTTTAGCTTCGGTGTCGGCAATCTTTTTCACTTCGCCTTTGTCCATGTTCAACTCCTACGTAGTTACAACCGTTACTGTACCAAGTTCTACAGTTAACACCAAATTATTTGGGGTTAATCCTGCATCACTACCCTGAGACCCTCCGACGGGGTTCCATCCCCACTGGAAAATCCTACTTCCGCCCTCGTTAGTTCCAGTTCCACTTGGCCCCGTTCCACCGTTTACATTTGTCTGCAAACCGTTATTGCCGGACAAATAATAACTCCTGTCGGGCCTAGGATTCCTTAAACCTTGCGGATCATCAACCGGGAACATGCCCAACTGAAGCTGGGGGTGATCAGGATCCCAGCATTCCGGACAAACGAGCAAATCATATTTCTTAAGCTTGATAATCTCCGTTTTAAGCACCTTAAGCTTAAACCTTTGACCACACCGATCACATTCGGCAATAGCGTGTTTGCCAGCGGCAAATCTGTTACCCACCGCTATCTCCCAATATAAGTCTGTCTAGGCACCAAACGCAATGCAGCTTTTTCATGGTCTTCGTATGCGGCTAACTCCCAAGCTTCGTCATATTGTTGCTTTAGAACTATCAGTCTTTCCATGCCGTTGGGCACTTTCATAGCGATTTGATACGCCAGACCAGCAGCCATACATGGGATAAACCGGAATGGCACGTCCATGACGTTTACACCGCCTCCGGCGTCTTGAGTTCTGCGCAGTCTCCAGTAAACGAATTGGTACTGTTGTGCGTTATCCGGTGTGGGCCACACGGTTATGGCGGGTACTTGCTGCCAATAAGCTATGGCATTGTCTGCGTGTGCGGCTGCGGTTGTGTTTTGTTGTCCACGGAAACAGTTGTACAAAACGTTTCCTTCAATGTATCCGTAATTGATGATTTCGGAGTCTATCTTGACAAACCCAGAAGCAGGTAGCCCGACGGTCGAATCAAGAGTAATTGTGGTAGCTGTACTTGTAATCGCCCCGTCCAGAGTTAAGCCTGTTGGCGATGTCTGTCCGTTGTAACGCTGAATCCACACCTGAATGGGTCTGGCTTGCTGTATCTTGTTCGGAATCGTGGCATACGTACTCACACTAATTCGGGTGATGGTTAAATCAGCCTGAGTTGCAGTATTGTTAGCGCCTGTACGTATGACGTGTTCCAGCAGATCAATGGTGTCATTGGGCAAAGCATAAGTGTTCTGCCCCTGAACAAAGTCAATTGTGCCCTGTTCAATTGTCCACATATTGATGCCTCGGTTTGCCCAGTCGGCAAACATGATGTTTAAACTGCGTCTAGCTGTACGGAGGTCGTAACCCGTACGGAGTTCAGAGCCCGCCCGCTCAAATGCCTCCTCGACCAACTCAGTTAGGTCTAGGTTAAACGCATTAGCGCCGGAAGTTGTTGCCATTACAGTTTTTCTGCGGTTCGGTAAGCTTGAAGTTCGGCTCTAAGCCGA